CCCTTCCGTAATAGAAAGGATTTCCGTTCACTAGGAGCTGTACATTCAAAGTGCACCGCATATTCTTGAAATGTGCCAATCTGTTCGCAACACGAGGGTCTTCAAAAAATGCGCGCCATGGATTAATCTCATAAAACATGACTTCTCCTATTCGCCATTCATATGAGCCAATTCGGACAGGTCTGGCGAAAAACCCGTCATTGGTGTCGGAAGTGCCGAAATGCGAAGAAGTGCCATCGTTGCCCATGGCAACTCCACTACTCCACATGCCTTGATGGCCTGAGACGCTCATCGTTCCGACCGTTTGAGCGTTGTTTTTTCTTTCTTGTGTGTTCGAGGTCCAAAATTTGTGTGATACGTCACATGGGGGACCAAACTGTGACGCCAAAAATGCCATTAGTAAGAACAGAAAAAGCCTTTTACCCCAGTGGCCGGGGCTTATGGTATCCAATTTTCCGTAATAGGTCTCTTCCGGGGAATGTACATCCCGGGCCCGCCAAGGGCTTGAATGATCTTCTTTAACTATAAGACTAGATCCAAAGTCCATACCTGAACCTCCTTCAGGAAATATCTCTTCAGCCTCAGGGATGGTTCCTCCAAAATAACGCATTTCAAATTCATCCTCCCATTGTTCATGAGTCCAATGTATTCTACGCACCATGTCGTATATCCCGGCGTCAATGCACGCTTTTCCTATCTTCTTTTGCTCCCTTTCATAAGTAGATCTGCAATGTCTGCCTAATTCCCGCATAGCACAGTCCACGGCGTCTACCATCTGTGTTACTTCGCTTTGTCCATTATTCCTATACATTAACAAGCTCCTGTAAATCGAAGTGAGGTCAAGCGGAGCGAGACATCTGCCATGCTTTGTACCGAACCTAAAACGACGCTTACAAAATGACATGGCGGTGGAAGAAGTGAATTCGGAAGTAGCCTGCGTCTTGTCTCCAGCTGTGAACTTCATCCCAACTGTTTCCAAAGCAGACGCTATATCGGCAGCCGTGAAGTTTCCATTCCTGCACCCGGCAAGAGAATCGTCTCCCATAGTACAGAGTTTAA